TCTAAGGTCTGTAAATATAATAGAACAGTCAACTCTTTTGCCATTTACCTGACAAAGTTCTGGATTGTCTTGTAACTTCTTAACCATTCTTGGATCAAGATATTTACCAAACTGTCCTTTAATTTGTTGTCTAAGTTTATATTGTTGTCTAAATCTTAAATAAAATGCAGTTGATGCTGTTATAAACTGTGATATTAGTGACCAAGTAACATCTATTAAAAGTCCTTGTTGTATCAAATAGTATCCAAAAGAACTAACTAATAAAAATAAAAAACTAGTTGTTATAATTCCTGTTGTAATTCCAAAAATATTTATTAACACCCAGGTAAGTATTATCAATGATATTAATAATACTGCTTCTACTCCTAATCCATAATCAGGTATATAAGGACTATCTTGTATTAATATAGATTCAGCTAATGCTGCTTGTATTTTGTGTGGCTCTAACAGTTTGTTATTTGGTACTGCAATCTGAGGCATAATGCCTTTAGCTGTAAACCCTACAAAAACAAATTTATTTTCTACATCCATTTCAGCAAGATTAGTTTGTGGTGTATCAACCCAACTTATCCACTTTCTGCCTAAACTATCAACTTTTACAGGGGGTAAACCTTTTACTCTTATTTCTTCTATGCCATTAACATTAGTTTTAATTACATATGTGTCTGCACCAGCTAATACTTTTAAAACTTCCGTTCCATAAGATGCAACCCAACCATCATCAGTTCTCATAAGTAATGGCAATCTTCGTACTAAATTATCTACATCAGTTCTTGCTACTGCTAGACCTTGATTAGCATTTTTTTTTAAAACTTCTATATTTTGTATAACTCCTTGAGCTTTTAAACCACCTATATCATCACCTAATATAACTGTTCCTGTAGTAGGAGGATATTCACCATTGCCTTCAAACATTGCTAATACACTTGGAGAAAATTCTAAAGCTTGTGCAAATTCAAAGTCACCACCAAATCTATCAGGTTGCGGAAAAGCTATAACCCATCCAACACCTATTGCACCTTTACGTAAAAGATTAATTTGTATTTGGGCTAAAGTCTGCCTTGATAATGGATAGCCACCTTCATTAGCTATATCATCTTCTGTAATATTTAAAATAGTAAAATACTCAGAAGGTTGTTGTTCTGGTACTAAAGTGTCAAAAGTTTTTAATTTTAAAGTTTGGTAAATATTTGGTTCTATAACTAATACACTACTTAATACAAATATTAAACCTAATAATGTATATACATTTTTCATCCTGAACCTTGTTTAATATTTATAGTAGTTGACGAACCTCCATTAACTTTAAGAGTATTAGTCACTCCATCTTGCATTAATATTATTGTATACGCTCCTGAACCATCAACATTTAGTTTTGTGCTTTGACTCACAGAACGAATAAAACTTATATTTTGTCCTGATACTATTGTTGTTATTTGTGTGTCTTTATCTTGTCCTATCTTAGTTCCTGCTATTCTTATTCCAACTCCGCCTTGTTTTAAAGAGTCATCTTCTTTATCTATAGCTAGTGCATCAATAACATTTAACAAATCTTCTAAAAAATTTGTAGCAAGCATATCAATATCAAGCTCTGTAAACTCTAAATCTTCTTCTGCTTCTAAAAAATCTTCTGCTAAATAATCTATATCTAAATCATCAAACTCTAAATAATCTGTTGTAGTTTGTGCTTGTGTTTCTTTTTCTTGTTCTATTTCTTCTGGTGGATTTACTATAAGCAAGTTATCTATAAATTCTAAAGATATATCTAAAGTTATAGGTTTAGTTGGATTACTTTCGTAAACAGATACAGTTGTAGCTTGATAAGGTTTATTTAAAGTTACACTACCAGACGCTGTTGATACCAATATTTCGCCACTAGATATACCATTTTCATCAGGTAATAAAATTACAAGACTTCTACCTAATTCATCTACTGTACAGGTGAAATCCGTCCCACGAATTGCAATTTGGGCTGTTGGCGTACGTATAGATATATTGCTCTTATTGTTGAACTTGCCTGTTATAAATCTTGCTGTACCACTAGCAAACTTCAAAGCCATCTTTGACTTAGATGGGTCAGGATCGTATATGTATTCGTCTATGACTAACTTAGAATGCTCTGTTAGTTTGACTGTGGAATCATCTTCAAAGGTTATGGCGACTCTGCCCGCTTCTGTACGGACATCATCCATTTGTTGTATATCAAATTGTAATTCTGCTCCGTAGGCTTTGTCTCTTAGAACCTGTGCGTTGCCTCTAACTTCTGAGATAGAGCCTATCTCAACAGACGAATGAAGTTGTTGCGTCTGACTGAGTAACGCAAACAGTGCCACTAGAGCCAACAGATGTAATTTTAAGCCAATCATTATCAGATGTAGATTCTTGGTCTATGTTAAAAGTTCTTGTACTGCCTGTATGGTCTAAGTAAAAATACCCTCCAGCATATCCATCACCATCATAAGTTATTGTATTATCACTACCATCTATATCCATATAGTTTGTAGCACCATCAACATCAATGCTAGAAGTAATACTATTGCCAGAACCTTGCACTATCCAATCTAAATCTAAATTAGCTGCAAGTGCAGTCATAGCATGATTAAGAGTCATAGTATTAGTATTGCCCGTAACTTGTACGTTTACATTAGAACCATCTGCCCCAGTAGCATTAGTTTCGTCTGTAGACATATTAAAGGTATTTGTATCACCTATGAATGAGAAATAACCTGTGTAGTTATCTGCCCATATATCACCAAGAAATTTGTTTGTTGAACCTTTCTGTAGAATATCTAAAGTCATAGTTCCACCATCAATGTCTAAAGCAGTCATAGAGCCTGCTGCTGCTGTAGCTCCACCAATAATGTTACCACTACCCCCAACTTGTTCGATATCTAAATTAGATGTAGCACCTGATTGGTCTATAAATATTTCGTTGTCTGCTGTGTAAGCATGTAAAGATATTAATACTGCAACGCAACCAACAAAAATTTTTATACTCACATAAATTATACTTATAAAATTATAATTTTTTTGTTTCCAATAGCCCTTTTCATATCCCTCCTCTATTGTTTGTAAAACAGCTTTTTCTACTGCCATTTGTAAGGCAATGTTTATTGATTCATTTTCTACTATGCCACTTTCTATTTCAACTAGCTCAGTATTGTTTGCATAAAATCTAAACACATCAGAAGATATAGATGCACTAAGTATTGATTTAGTAACTAAAACTTCTAATAATATTTTTCCTGTACTAACTGATACAGTTCTTAAAGATATAGTTACAGAATCTTGTCTATATTCTTTAGAGCCACCTATACCTAAGTATCTTGCTCCTGCTCCACCTGATTTAACATTGGTTTCATATCCTACTACTCCACCTTCCATTAATATTCCAGCAAATAACAAAGGCTTTACCTTTTGTTTTTCATCAAAATTTTCTCTAGTTGTTCGTATTATCTGACGTTCTTTTGTTAAATTATCTAAACCTTTTCTTTCAACTACATCAAAAACACCAGAATGTTTTAATGCTCTTATAAGATAAGCATCAGGTGATTGTGTAATTGCTGTGCTAAAACTAGCGTATTGACTGTTGCTTCTTCGTTGTCCTGTATCGTCTTTAAAAGAATTAGGATATACAGCTACCACAGGTTTTTTTATAGGTTTAGGTACTTCTATTAAATCTGTAAGTAATTGACCAACCTGTGCTAACTCAATGCTTTTTATAGGTGGTATACCATTCTTTAGTGGGTCTACTATTAATGCACAACTAGAAAGTAAAAGAACCGAGAGGTACAGTAATTTCTGTTGTATTGCCTTCTTCATCTGTAATTATTAATGTTACCTTATCGTCTTCTACCTTATATTCTATTGTATTGCCTTCTAATTCAAGTGTGCCAAAATCAGAAGCAGTTTCTCCAAATAAACTGTCTACTAATTGTCTAGATAGCTGTGCATATATACGACTTTCTAAATTACGAATAAATCTTGCAAGAGTAGTATTATCAGCTTCACGTTCTAAATCTTCTTGATAAGCTTTAATTTCTTCTCGTATAGCTTCTTTTCTATTGAACTCTTGATTCTCTATAGTTAAATAATGACTAGATGTAGCTATTCCTGAAAAACTAGGATTTTTAAACTTGTGTATCATTTCATCTGCATTCAACAAAAAGACTGCAAAAAAGAAAATTAAATTTACAAATATAAGTATTATTTTATTCATTACGTCTATCTTGCTGTTGCTTTGCTATTAATCTTTGCGTTGGTCATCTCTATCTGCTTTAGCAATTTTGCTACTATCTATTAACTGAGGCACACCTAATATAGTTTTTATAAGTGTATCCTGTCTAATAATTTCATTGTCTAATGATCTAACTCTATCTATAAGGGCTACTAAAATGCCATGTTGTGAATCTAATTTAGTTCCCAATCTAGATTCCATTTGTTCTATTTGATCAGCTACTTTATCGTCTAATACATCTAGTTTAGTTTCCATGCCGTCAATAATTCTATTGATAAGTTTCCATATAAAAAAACCTAAACCTAATGCAGCAGCTATTGGAAAGCCTACTTCATTTATAAATGTAACCGCTTGTTCCATTACTCAACAGGTTTGTACTTACCAAGCTCTATAAGTTTAGTTCTATTTGCTTCATGTACTGCTTCTATAGCTTCTTTGTTCTGTCCAAAATACGCAGCAGCATGATAATTAGTTACCATTGCTTCATTGATATTTAAACCATCAACCACTACATTACCTAATACTCTACCAAATTTTCCTCTTGAATCTTTTAATTTAGTTTGTATAACAACTTGAGTGCCATTGTCTATAGCTTGTTTTAAGAAAGCCCCAGCCATTTTTCCTCTAGCCTTCTCATCCAAGTTACGAGTGCGTGACTCGGGAGTATCAATACCATATAAACGAACACGACACTTATAAAGAATATCAAAACCGAGGTCCAAAACAACATCCACAGTATCGCCATCAACGACTCTTTCAACTTTGCAAGCATATTCATACATTACCTATACCTCTTTGATATCTTTGCAGCTTTCTTTGGCTGTTTAGAAAATTGTTTACCTTTCTTTTTATCTGCTCTTTTTTTTCTAGTAGTAGCAGCATATTCAGAACTAGACATGGCTTTAATAGCTTTTTCAGGAAGATATCTTTCTCCTGTTTTAGAAGACTTTTTACCTGACTTGGTTCGCCATTTTTGATCTGTCCAATTTTTTAAACTTCTTTGAGACTTTCTGAGAGGCATTATTTACCTACTTTTTTAAGAGCTTTTTTATGAGCACTCCCAAACTTAGTTCCTGTTTTCATAGACTTAATCATTTCATCCATATGTTTTTTTGTATGATGTTTACTATGTTTTTGCAAAGTTTCTTTTTGTCGTCTATTAAGTTTCATCTGTTTCTATTCCTTCACTATATAAATTATTGAAAGTTGTTAAAGGATCAAGATAACTTTCGTGACCTTCTGCTGAATGTATATGTTGTGATGGAGCAAAATCAGGTGCACCTTCTCCAGTTCTCCACAAAGCAGGACTTGTAGCTCTTACTCTATTATTAGGCAATGCAACTATGTTACCTTTCCATTCACATTCTTCAGTTATATATAAAACATGAGATTGTTTATGTTGTGCTGGATCATCTGCTATAGAGTTATCTGTGTAATCTACAGTAAACAAATATTTACCTTGATAAAACTCATTGTTAATCTTACAAATCCAGGGGCTAGAACTTACTCTGTCTAATATAACTACTGAGTGATCTCTTGATTCGCAATCCCAAGGTTGAGCTAAATGATCTTCCATTGGTAAAGCCCACTCTTCTACAGGTATGTCTGCAACTAAAGCTTGTATAGGCATTCTTGCCCACATAGCACCACCATGAACATTTTCCATATCTTCATGACTATCAACTTCACATCCAGTAAATACTACTTGAAAACTTAATGATCTATCTGGAATAGTATTTACAGCAATAGCTAGTGCATGAATATATTCCCCGTGATATTTTTGATGATTACAAGTAAATTCTTTTCTTACCCAGCATTTAAACTGAGGTATATTGCTAATTAAATAAGACACTACTTATATCCACCACCAGCTTTTTTATATGCTTTAGCTAACATCTGTGCTTTTCTAGCACTCCATTGCCCTGCATTACCGCCTTTAGAACCAGCCTTGATTCTCTTAAATTGACGTTTACGCATTGCAGGTTTCGTATAGTTACCCGCTTGATTTACTTTTGATTTTGCTTTTTTGCTCATATAAATTTTGCTGCTATTACAGTAGCTAGTATAAATGGATACACACCCCAAAGCATCATTTCTAATTTATCAAATTTTTTAGAGCCAGCTTCTAATCTAGCATCTATGCTTTTATAAATTAATTTACATTCTTTTTCATGCGACTCAATCGCATTAAGAGCATCTTTAGCTGTCGCCATCTTTTGATTCAACTACAGGTGCTTGTTGTTTAGCTTTACCTATATTAACAGCTAATAAATCAATAAGTTTATACAACTTACCAATCCATTCATCATCTTTAGGTGTAGGTGTAGATGCAGCTACTATAGAAGCAACTGTTACTATTGTTGTAATCCATTGAACTAAATTCATAATTATATCCATTACTTTTCTCCTGTTTTCTTATTGATAGGTTCTACAACTTCTTTAACTTCTTCTTCTTGTTGAGAAGCTTCTGCTATATTTTTAATTGCTTGCAAAGTAAGTTTGCGTAGATTTGACACACCTTCTATTTCAGCACCTTTCCAAGTGCCTCTTTCTATTGACGCATCTAATACTTTTAGTACGTTTATAAAATAATTGTTTTCCATACTCTTACTCTATTGATTCTGTATCTGGATTCCAAGTTTTACCTACATTAGCAACTTGAGCAAAATGATTATCTATTTCAGTTTGTGCTGCTGCTTGTACTGCTTTTATAATTTGTACATCTGTATTACTACCAGTAGTTACAGATTTACTAATTGCAAAAGAGTGTGCTGCCTCATCTTTGACTAATAGAGTTACAAAAGTTTTTGATGCGTCATTTGGATCAGTTTCAAACATATTTATTTCATATTTTAATGCCATTTTTTTTTCTCCGATTAAGTTCCTTGGAATCTAAATACTGCAACACTATACAGATTAGTTGTTCCTACCTCATTTTGTATTACTACACTGCTGCCATTTACAAAAATATTAGTTTTACCGTCTGTTGTTGCACTGTTTATAGCAAACCTATCTGAAGGGTCTGCTAGAATCGTAAATGCCGTACTTTGTTCAGCAAATAACAGACAATGGTCATAAGTTACACCTAAATTACTTCTTTGATGCCCTATAGAAATCAAGGCTCCAGTGTTTAAAACACTTGTTAATGTCAAAGTTGAACCATCCGCTATTGATGCAAAAGAATTGTTAAAAACTATTTCTTGTACGCCAGATGTTGTACCACCTTTTAATTCTAATTGACCATTATTGAGGATTGTCATTTTGGTAGCTAATGTACCAGCGTTGGCAGTATTAAAATCTAATGCTCCATAAGCATCACTACCACCAGCATTTTGTCTTCCAGATATTGCTGCTATCGTTCCTTGTCCAGATTTAAAAAACATATTCATTCTGGAAGGATTAGCGTCTACTGAACTTTCTAAAGTTAATAATGAATGAGTTGTCGAATTTGTGCTACCAGAAGAGTTAATACCACCACCAAAAACAGCTAAACCTCCACCAGACATATCAAGCGTAAGAGCTGTAACGTCACTTGAGCCATCTATGCCTTTGAAAATAATATCTTTATCAGCAACTTTTGATTCTATGTTCATGTTGCTACTGCCCATACTTATGACACCCACCTCAGTACCACCATCTAAAAATGCTACTTCTCCTCCATCTGCATCTAGCTTAATAACTCCAGCTACATCTAAAGTTAAATTTCCACTAGATAAGTCAATCTCTGTGCCATCTATAGTTATATTATCAACGACTACACCCGCATTAGCTGTAACTGTGCTGTTAAATATAGCCGCACCTGCTTCTGACATATCAAGGGTAAGAGCTGTTATTGCTGCACCATTATCGTTGCCTTTAAAAAGTATGTCTTTGTCCTGAACTCCTCCCCTAATAACAGCATCAGAACTACTATTTTCTACTACAAGGTATTGAACAGAAGCATCTTCAAATATTACTGTTCCTGCATTATCAGCATTTAGTGAAATCATGCCTGCAACATCTATTGTTAGATCACCACTTGATAAGTCTATTTCTGTACCATCTATGGTAATGTTGTCTACTACAACACCAGCATTAGCAGTTACCACACCAGTTACACCAAGAGTTCCACCTATGGTTGCATCATCTGTAACTGTCAGATCGTCTTGTACTTTTAGGTCTACTGTAGAAAGACTAGCAAAAGCATCAACTACTGCTGCTCCACTACCAGCACCATCTAAGTAAACTGCTTTAGTATCACCTGGAGGTATAGTTATATTAGCTCCACTACCTTGCGAAATAATTATATTCTGAGAACCACTTGTTCCGTTCTCTATTAATTGCATCCTTTTCATAGTGTTAGGTGCAATCGTAATCGTACAAGCTGAGTCTAGTGTGCCTGTGTATTTAAGATACATGGCTCTACCAGCATCAGATGCTCCATCTGCTACTGTTGTAGTGTGAGTATCTGCGTTTGTTGTAATAGCTTCAGTTCCAAAGCCAAGTGCTTCACCAATTAGCTCTAGGTTCGTATTTGTCGTAGTGCCCCAAGTTCCTGACGCATCTCCAGTACCCATTTCATTGAGTCTTAAATTATTTACATATGTACTAGCCATCTATTTTCCTCAAAAAATTATATATTATTATGCAACCTCACTCCAATCAGGAGTTTGTGTTGTTGAAATTTCTACGTAATTAGCAGTTTGAGATTCATCTACTAATCCCCAAACATTAACTATTGTTGTTTGTCCGATACCTTGTATACCTGTTGGTAAAACTACAGCTTTAGCTATTGTAGTTACACTACCCAAAGAAGTAGTACCTGAAAAACCTGTTACTGCTAAATTGTTATTTGTTATTAAACTTTCATCACCTAATCCGCTTGTAGAAACTACAGCAGTTACACCAACAACTGCTACTGCTTGTACTACAACAGAACCTTGTGCTGAAGTTCCTGCATTTCCAGTTACTGCTGTAACAGCACCTGCAACTACAGTTTCTGAGCCTAAAGCCGTTGTTCCTACATTTCCTGTGACAGCTACATTAGCAGCACAAATTACACTTTCATCACCAAGACCAGATGTAGATGTAACAGCAGATACACCTTGAACTGCTTCACCAATTACTACAGAGTTTCCTACTGCTGTAGTACCGACATTACCTGAAACTGCTACTAATGCTTTTGCTATTACTGTTTCTGAACCTAATGCAGTAGTACCTACATTACCAGTAACTTCTACAGGTATAGGATTTGACCACTCGCCCTGACCCCAAGTGCCTCTACCCCAACCTGTTACATTAGCCATTTACTAAGCTATTCTAATAATTGCGTTTGAAGCGTCTGCTGTTGGAAATTGAATTGTAAAATCACCATTGGTAGAAGTTTTGTCACCACCAAATGCTAATACGCATACTGCTGGGTCTCCTGATGCTGAGTCATTAAATATTAAAGCACCATTAGCAGTTACAGTTGCCGAACTAAATGTTAAATCAGCAAAGTCTGTAAATGCAGTTGTACTTGATGTAGTAGGGTCTACTCTTGTTAAAGCAGCACCTTTTGCTGTGTAATTAGTTCCACTAGCTTCATTAGAAGTAGAATATGCAGTCGTAGCAGCACCTAAACTAGCACTACTTGTATATAGTGCTAAATTAAATGTACTACCGCCTGAGTTTAAAAAATTGTGTTTTGCTTCCAAAAGTTCTTTTTTGAAAGAAGTGCACATTGCTTGTGATATTGCCATTACAGCCTCCTTATAATATTTGCCATTTCTTTATGACCTTGTTTCTCTAGCATACCTGCTACTGTTGACCTGTCACTCAAAATGGCTTGTTTTATATAAATTAAAATAACCTTTTCTATTTGATCTTTAAAAGCTTCTGCTTGTGCTTTTACCATAGGATCAGCATTGTCACTAACTGAAACTAATCTTTCTAATATTCTTTCTGTCCAGTATTCAGGACTTAATCCTTTATTTTGTGTAGTTTGAACTGCTACTTGCCCTATAGTTGTTTCTACATCTACACTAAACATTTACTTTCCTATATCCATCTCTAAAA